GTCTACCAAAGCAGATGTATGATGACAAGATCAACAAGATTATCAAGAACACCACTGGTCAATTGGTAATCAAGGAGTATCCAACTGCATCTGCACACTCTGGACACTTTCGTGGTCTTATCAAGGAACTCGCAGTCAAGAAGTCATTCAAACCAGATATCATTTTCATTGACTATCTAAACATCTGTGCATCCAGTAGATTCAAGGGGGCAGCAAATGTCAACTCGTACATGTATATCAAGTCGATTGCTGAGGAACTTAGGGGACTCGCAGTTGAGACAAACGTCCCGATTATGTCGGCTACACAGACCACAAGGAGCGGGTACTCCAACACAGATGTTGGTTTGGAAGATACGTCAGAGTCTTTTGGTCTTCCTGCTACGGCGGACCTCATGTTTGCGCTTATTTCTAGTGAGGAACTTGAGGAACGAAACCAAATCGCAGTCAAGCAGTTGAAGAACCGATATAATGATCCAACCATGAATAAGAGATTTGTTATCGGTATCGACCGTGCAAAGATGCGTCTGCATGACCTAGATGCAAGTGAGCAGGAAGGTCTGGTTGACAGCAATCAAAAAGAGGACACGTTTAACGAACCCGTGTTCGACAACACAGATTTTGGAGAAGGATGGCAAGTATGAGCATACCAAGAATTAATCCAAGCACATGGGAGTATGTATCAAAAGAGGGTGATGCTCAAGCATCAGTTCTCTTGCGTGGTGACCACAAGTTCTCTGGTGTAATATATTCATATGGACGCATTAGTGTTCCAGAACCTACACCAGAGGGGTTGGCTAGACTCTCGTTTGACTACAATATAGAAGACAACAACAACATTCCTCGCGATGAGTTCGATGAGGATTTCTTTACACTGATTGGTGATATTCTAGTTGATATCATTGAGCAGAGAATGGAAGAAGAAACGCTGATTTATAAAGGAGGCATGGATGAGTAATTTTTTACAGGACGCAATCAAGGCAGCAGGAAACGAATATGCTGCAATCGTAGATGATGGAGTGGAGGCTGGTGATGTAGAGAACTTTATTGACACTGGTTCATACATCTTCAATGCACTTCTATCAGGTAGTCTATATGGTGGACTGCCATCTAATAAGATCACTGCGATTGCGGGTGAGAGTGCAACAGGTAAGACATTCTTTCTCATGGGTATGGTCAAGAACTTCCTTGATGCGAACCCTGATGCTGGTGTTCTGTACTTTGAGAGTGAGAGTGCTATCACACGCCAGATGGTGATTGACCGTGGTATTGACCCCAAGCGTATGGTTATCATGCCTGTCACCACTGTACAGGAGTTTCGGACACAGGCAATTCGTGTTCTGGATGACCATCTGTCGAAACCAGAAGGTGACCGTCCACAGATGATGCTCTGTCTCGACTCACTAGGTATGCTGTCTACCACTAAAGAGGTAGAAGACACAGCAGATGGTAAGGAGACTCGTGACATGACACGAGCACAGGTACTCAAGGCTGCATTCCGTGTTCTGACACTGAAACTGGGTAAGGCAAAGGTTCCTATGGTAGTCACCAACCATACCTATGACGTTGTGGGTTCTATGTTCCCAACAAAGGAGATGGGCGGTGGTTCTGGTCTGAAGTATGCAGCATCCTCTATCGTCTATCTGTCCAAGAAGAAGGACAAGGACGGCACTGAGGTTGTCGGTAACATCATTCACTGCAAGAACCACAAGTCTCGCCTGACTATTGAAAACAAGATGGTAGACGTAAGACTATCCTATTCCACTGGGTTGGACAAGTACTATGGTCTACTGGAACTTGCAGAGAAGTATGAAATCTTCAAGAAGGTATCGACTCGTATTGAGTTGCCTGATGGTTCCAAGCAGTTTGGTAAGACTATTCTGAATGACCCTGAGACATACTTCACTGAAGATGTCATGGCTCAACTAGAAGAGGCAGCAGGGAAGGAATTCAAGTACGGTTAACGATCCCATGCCTTGATGGCAGTGAAATTGTTAAAGGAGAACTCCATGCGGTCAACAAGTTTGACCGCATTTCCTTTTACACGGTCTATCGCAACGTAACCTTCTGGGTTAGTCACCTTATATCCATTTGGAGTGCGAATGAAGGTATCAGTCATCTGACGAACTGAGTTGAGTTTATCTACGATGACCTGTTTTGCATCTACAAGATGGTTCTGGAACTGAATGATGTTGCCTAGATTCTTGGTGTGCTTCTTGACCTCACGAACATACTCTTTCTGCATGTTCTCATACTTCTTCTTACCAGCATCACTCTTTGCCTTCTCAATCTGCTTGTCGAAGTGCATTCTGACCCAATCCTCATATCCCTTTGCATGTGCGGATGGATTAGTAATCTTCTGACCCTTACGGACCATGCTGTTGTTGTATGTCTTGAGTGATGCACCAGCAAGATTACCTGTCATACTGTCCTGTAGACGTAGGAATGCTCGCAGTCCATTTGCATTGATACGTTGGAATGTGCGACCTGTATCACTGAGGTATTTGGTCACCTTCTCTGTTTCCTGTGCGGTAAACGTGCTACGACCTGATGTGTCTTTGTATGTTGCATCATCCATCCACACTGAGGAAGTCTTGCGTAGTCCCTTGATGTCTGCACCAAAGGATGCCTTCATAGACTGTAGATCATCACCTGTGTATGTGGTGTGGAAGACAACACCAATCTTTGCACGGTTCATGGCCTTACCCAAATCACTGTCTTGAGGAACCGCATATACGATGGTGTTGGGTTGGAATGTGTAGTAGGACACCCCATCAATGGTATCAGTTTCGATGTCGTCGGTAAACATCAAATCACCCTGTAGAACACCCTTTATACCGATTTTAGAGAGTTCTGAGAGTGCTATCTTGAATTTACTGTTCAAAGTACCTGATAAATCTGCATCAATCTCTGCGTTGCTCTTATACAGTTTAGGATTGACGTTGAACACAGATTTCTTTGCGACAAAGAACTTCCCGTCTGCTGGATCAATCCCTGCGAATATTGCGGGTGCGCCATCCCATTTGACTGTCATGTTTACGGAAGAACGGGAACTTCCAGCCAACATATCACGGAGAGAACGGAGAAAGTTAATTGCAGCCCGTCCACCATCAACGCCATAGTTGAGTATTTCGTCTTCGAGGTGTTCAAGATGTAGGTTCTTGCCACCCTTGTCTTCAGAAAGGAGTTCTAGAAATGTGTCCATAACAGTATTTATATATCACAGAATAGAATGTGTGTCAAGAGACTTAACTGTGTTCTTGCCAGTTCAATGCGCCAACCGCATCATCATTATTCGTTGTTGCTCTAATTGCGAGTGTGAAAATATCACCAGTAGAACTACCCAATGATCTTGTTAACTGTAATTGGTGATTGAGGTGTGCAAAATCTATATTTGATGCGCCACCCTTTGTATCACCAACAAACACACCTTCCATAATCTTCTTACCACCAGTTAAAGCTGTTGCTGATAAATCATATTCAACATTACTGTCTGATCCAGCAGACACAAAACTTGCACCTGTGAGACTTGTTACGTTAGTAAAAACCTTATATTGGAATGCTGCTTGTTGTAAACCATACAGATCAGCAAACATCGGAACCACGACACCATCTGTTCTACCACTACGAAGTCGAATACTAATTAGTGGTGTGTCAGCAGTATCTGAAATGTTCTTTCCAGTAATGGCAGTTGATACAGAGCGAGAAATGGATGTGTTATTATATCCGCCCTCGCTCATTACACTGGAACAAATTTGTTTGAGCGTTGATGCTGAACCTGTAGCACCTGTATTAGTAATCTCATACCGACATGGTAGTGTTGCGGTAGTGATATAAGTGGATAGACCATCATATGCTGCATCACTTGTATTTGCGTGATGGAATGCATGAACAGGAATAAACTGACCGTTGACAACAAACCCAACACGAACTGAACCAACACCAAGCCATTCAAAATCAGACCAGAAAATTTGTGCCTTGTCAATACTGAGAGTATAACCAGATGGATTTGCGGTGTCTGCATCACCATCCATTGTGTCGATATTCCAGTTTGCCTGTGCAATCTTAGTATCAACTACTGAACCTGTTACCTTACTGCGTTTTACAATATACAGATCAGTTCCATCGAGTTCAAGGAATACGCCATTTTCAGCACCAAAATATCCAACTCTCTGCCGAAGATTAGTCTTACCTTCATTCATCACAAAGGTATTCAATGCCAGTAGTGACTTACCAGGCTGATATGAAAACACTCTCTTTGTCTCACGAATAATCTCGTCACCACTAGATGTGCCAAGAGTAATATCCATCAAACCTTGATTGGCATTATGTGCTGATCCAGAGTTGCCGGAGTTATCTGTTTCACTCTCTGACCACTTATCTGTATTATCACCATATCGTAGTGAGGAGTCAAATAGTGTATGTGGATTGGAAACTCTAAGACGACCAAATGCGTCATTCACTGTAGAACGGTTTGAATAACCAATTGCCTGTGTTATTGTAACAGGGAATGGATTTTCTGTAGTGACAACCTCACCATTCTTGTTTGCAATCATTGGTACTTCAAATACTTTGTTGTCATGTCCAAATGGACCATATGTTTGCAAGTCAGCTCTGAAATTTGCCATGTGTTCACTCCTATAGAATACTATTTATAAGTTCCTTGACAGATTGGGGTAAATGATATATAGTCATCATATGTCTTTTTATACAAATGTTCTTCAATACGGCAACTCTCTTCTGGTACGTTATGTCGAGAACGGCAAACGTCTCACCAAGAGAGTTAAATATCAACCCACACTATTCGACCTTGTGACTACGAGGGAGAAAACAGGATAC